CGCCTTCTTCCCCCCAAGGTGGCCGAGGACGCCAAATACAGCCACACTGAGCCACGAACGCACGAATTAGGGTTCGTGTTACCCAGATTAGAAACAAAGCCGCCTAGCGCGGTACAGGGGTCTTTCGGGGATGAGGCTGCACAGTGGCTTTCAACAGTCTTCGGGATGGAATTACGAGCTTGGCAGAAGTACGCGCTCGACCGGGCCCTGGAATATGACGAAAATAGGCGGCTAGTGTGGTCGGCTGTGATTATCACGGTAGGGAGACAAAGCGGGAAGTCATTCCTCTCTCGTGCCGTGTGTATGTGGCGTTTGCATCATCAAGAGTTGTTTGGTGAACCTCAAACGATTCTGCATGTTGCTAACCGACGCTCAACCGCGATGGAAGTTATGCGACCGGCTGGACTATGGGCCACCGAGGTATACGGGAAAAAGGCCGTGAAGTGGGGGAATGAATCCGCCGGCATCGAACTACCAACGGGCGACAGGTGGCTAGTGCATGCCGCTAACGAATCCGCAGGCGTCGGCTACTCCGTGTCAATGGTATTCGTAGACGAAGCGTGGAAGGTGAAACGTGAAGTAGTCGACGACGCACTATCCCCCACAATGGCGGAGCGTGAACAGCCACAGATCTATCTGGTGTCTACTGCCGGGGATTCGCAATCAGATCTCATGCAGGCGTACCGTCAACGGGCACTCGACCGCTTAGACGATGAAGAACCAGGCAGTGTGCTGCTCATGGAGTGGAGCGCACCCGCCGAAGCCGACCCCGACCTAGTCTCGACGTGGAAGTGGGGTAGCCCGGAGTGGAACGACAAGAGGGAAAACTTCCTACGGCAACAATGGGCCCGGATCGAGGAATCAGCGTGGCGGCGTGAATACTTGAATCAATGGGTTATCCGCGCCGATCATTGGCTACGAGATTCGTGGTGGAACGGCACACTGGATGCCGATGTGCAACTCCCCACCGATGGAGTGTGGAGCGTTGCCGTGGAGACAGACTTTGACGGTATGGGTCACGCCGTAGCAATCGCCGCACCCGACGCCAACGGGCACATCATTATCAGAGTCACAACACACCGAACGATCAAGGAAGTGGATGAGCAAATCGGGAAGATACGGGCCGAGCACCCCAGCGTCTATGTGCAAGTGACTCCAGGGTACGTCGACCGGCTACGTGAAAAGTTTGATTCACTTGTGGGGCAGCGTGAAGCAGTCAGCGCGACACAAGTCCTCCAAGACCTATTCAGCCGGCAACAACTCAGACACGACGGATCCCAAGTGCTACAAGAGCACTTCGCTAACTCGAAAATATCCCAACGTCAAGGCGGCTGGGTACTTACCGCGCCAATGGGCCAAATTGGAAACGGGATCTACGCGGCGCGGGCAGTCATGTTCGCCGTGAGTCAAGCCGCGAAAGCACCCCGGAGTGTGGCAACGATCCGAAGCCGACGACCGACACGCCGACACGCTTAAACCACGCAAATACCAGAGCAACCCGAAACGTCGTGGTAGTGGGTTAAAGTTGTGCCATGGCGTTCCCCCGAGCCCTTCGCGTCGTGAGAGCGCAGGAGTCTATATCTTCCCAGGCTATGGAGGTAACTCCACCTGCGTCTCACGTTCGTGAATCCAGCGGCCTTGTAGCGTTACTTGCGAACCAGCTGCAAGGCAATTCGACACGCCTCAACGCGATGCAAATACCCGCGTTCGTTAACGCACTGAAAACCTACACGCACACCATTAGCGCGTTCGCACTCCGCGAATACGTCTACGACTCTCCCGTAGCGGCACGATCATTCCTCGCGCAACCATCCCGGACACTGCCGTACTCCGCAGTCATGCAACGCACCCTTACTGATCTGCTTATGTATGACCGTGCCTACTGGCTCGTTACAGAGCGGACGTGGGACGGCTTCCCATCCCAAATTAAAGTGATGCGCGTCGAGGACACAACCGACACCCCGGCGTATTACGCCGGCATCGAGGACACGGCGCAACCACCCGCAGACCCGTTCTACTACCTCGGGCAGCGCGTCCCGACAAGCGACGTCATTAAGTATTACGGTGGTGGTGAAGGCGGGTGGCTCAAGAACGGCGCGACAGCGATCAACACAGCCGCAGCCCTCGAAGCCGCAACCCTCATGTATTCCGAAACACCAATACCAACCGTGGCCTTGAAGAACAGTGGCCCGGATCTTCCAGCCGCGCAGGTGGATCTACTCCTCGACGCTTGGGAGGAAGCACGGGCGAACCGTGGAACCGCGTACCTCAATAACACGATTGACGCTCAGGTTATGGGATTTAGTGCCCGCGATGTTCAACTAGTGGAAGGCAAAAACCTAGCCGCTACACAGATCGCGAGACTGTGCAACTTGGATCCCGTGTGGGTCGGTGCCGGCGTCCCCGGATCAAGTCTCACCTACTCCTCGAGGGTTGATTTATATCGTCAACTGCTCGACACGGCGTTGCGCCCCGTGATGCACTTGATCGAGCAGCGGTTATCCATGCCGGACGTGACCCCTAGAGGCCACACAATCAAGTTCGACACTACGTCATTCCTACGCGCTAACCCACTAGAAACCGCAGACCTGATCACGAAACTATTACCCCTAGGTGTTATTAGCGAGGATGAAGCGAAAATGATTTTAGATTTACCGACATTAGGCGTTTACAGCATGAGCAGGGAGTAAAAAATGAAACAACTTAACACCGAAAGCACCGTCGTGTTTCAAGAGCGCGAAGATAGCCAGGGTGACATCGTCGGCACAGGTCACGGCATGGCCGTCCCCTACGGCACCGAAACCCTCATAGGTGGTGTTCGCGAGTCATTCGCCGAAGGATCATTTGACCCCGAAAACGTGATAGGAAAGCCACTGGCCTACCGTCACGGCGAGCCCGTCGGAATCATCACCAACGCGGAAAACCGCGAGGACGGTCTCTACATTGACTTCGACATCGTCGACACGGCCTTAGGACGTGACGCGGCAGTGCTCGCACGCACCTCCACCATCAAAGGCTTGTCAGTCGGATTCAACCCGGTCACGTCCGCCTGGAATCGTGCCAAGGATGCAATCCAACACACAGCCGCAAACCTTTTAGAAGTCTCACTCACCCCATATCCGGCGTATGCAACCGCAGGCGTCAGCGCAATAAGAGAAGAAGAAGGAGCAAAAATGTCCGACACAATGGACTCGACCGATGTTGTGTCGGTCGATAAAGAAGCACGGGAAGCCGTAGCGACGCTACGGGAAGAAATGAAAAGCATCGAGTCACGAGCATTCGTGAGCGAAGCCCAACACCCTTTGAGCGAGTTCCGGTCATTTGGTGAATACTGCAAAGCCGTGTACGCCGGCGACACAGAGAACCGCGCCCTCGACGTGCAGAGTCTTGCCGACGCCCCAGGGCTTGTACCTCCGATCTGGCTACGCGATATTAAAGGCGTCCTCGATCGTGGCCGCCCAACGATTACAGCTCTCGGCGGGCCAACGTCCGCAGTGGGCTCAGGGATGAGCATCGCGTGGCCGTACTTCGACGGTGACCTGTCCGCAATCGTGGCAGCACAAGCCGCAGAAGACGATGAAGTTAACTCCGTCGATATCGACATCAAAAAGGGCACAGCGAACCTAGTTACCTACGCGGCAGGCTCACGCTTGACACAGCAAGTCATCGAGCGCACCGACCCGTCCTACGTTGACGCACACCAACGCATCATGCTAGGCGCGTTCGGAACCGAAACCGACTACGCATTTCAAGCCGCGTTATGGGCCAACGACACAGCCGGAGTCGATTACGACTTCAGCGCAGACACGACAGGCCTCGCGTTCCGTGAAGCCGTGTTCGCTGCAGCCGTCGACGTCGAAACAGCAACCGGTCAACCCGCCGAAGTTGTGTACGTCAGCTCGGCAGTGTTCAAGAAAATTGGTGGCTGGACAGCATTCATGCCAGACTCTTACAGCCCCAATAACGTCGCTGGTACTTTCAACGCTCGCACGCTCAGCCTGACCGTCGCTGGTCTGCCGATCGTGTTGGCTCGCGAGTTTGCAACCGACGACAGCGAATCCGCTATCGTCACGAACCGTTCCGCAATCACTTGGGCAGAAGACGGCCCGCGCTTGATGACGAACGACGTGGCAGCGAACCTAGGCCGCGACTATTCCATATACGGTTACGCGGCTGCACTGCCGTTCGTGGCCGCTGGAATCGTCGGAATCTACGACCAGACACCGTAATAGGAGAAGGTAGCCGATTAGCATGGCACTCGTAACCGGCGAGGAACTCGCCGACAACTTAGATATTGAGTACGTCGACCCATACGACGGCGTGCTCGATCAAGTTGCGGATGCCGCTTGTATCCTGATCGGCTACCTTATTACGGCGACAGCGTTCACCGATGAGGCAGCACCCGTGAAAGAGGCCGCCATGTCGGTGGCCGTGGAGATGTTTCAAGCCCGCACAAGCGCGGGCGGGGAAGCCGTATCTGTGGACTTCACCCCCGGGCCGTACAGGTTGTCGGTTTGGCTTACTCGTAGGGTCATGGCCGTGCTCGCCCCATATCTCGATATGAAGGGCGTAGTCGGCTAATGGCACTCACCACAGAGTCACGGGAACTATTGATAACGGCATTAGCAGGGAACGGTTACAGGATTTACGATTCAGTCCCAGCCGTACCCGCAACCCCGTCGGTAGTGATCGTCCCAGACTCACCGTGGATCAGGCCAAACCGGATCGGCTCACCATTGAACTACGAAGTGCGGTGGAGAGTCCTCGTGAACGTGAACCCACGCAACAACGAATCGGCAACCAAGACCACTGAGGACGCGCTCGACACTCTCCTAGCCGAGATACCGAGCACTTTCGTGGTGGACGCAGTGAACGCGCCGCAGCTGCTAAGCCTAGGCGGTCAGGGCACAGTAATGAGCACCGAAATCAACGTATCAATCAGAATGAAGGAGTAAGAAAATGGCAGCAGTAGGAGTAGCCGGCGCAGCGTTCACCGTGGACATTGGCGCAACACAATACGAGGATCAAATAACCTCGGGCACAATCAACACAACCCCGACAATCATTCGCACAAAAACCCTGGGTGATGTTGCGTTTGACCAGGTCGACCTGAACAGCACGATGAGCCTAGAATTTCTCTACGACGAGGCCAGTGGAATGTACGCGGCGTTACAGACCGCAATCGCCGCAGGAACCTCCGTCGCGGTCGGCGTGGATTCAGCCGTCGGAGGTTGGACAGGCGCGGCCATGTTCATCGAGTCGTGCGACCTGACCTACCCAGCGGACAACGTCGCAACGGTGTCAGCATCATTCACCGGCACTGTCACATTCGCATAATTAACGAGCAAAGGGGAACGCCATGTATCCACAATTGAAAATCGAGTCAGACAACCACGAGACATTAGAGGTCGACACTCTACCTGTCGACTTCATGATGTACGAGGATCTTCAAGGCAACAGGCCAGCGAGCGAACAAGGAATGCGACTCACCATCGCGTACTACTACCTCGAAGGGAAAGAGCCTGGGGACTTGAAAACCGTCAAAAGTTGGGCACGGAAAAACCGTGTCAAGGTAGAACTTGTGAAGGATGACGCAGACCCTTTGTAGAGGGGAGCCACGGCAGGCTACTTGTCCGGCTCGCATTACGCACAGGTTGGACGCTCAGCGAAGTGAAGAAACTCACGGGCCGCGAGGTCGTGACAATAAT